ACACTTTGGAATTCTGGTATCGAAGCCAACAAAGATATCGCACGTAAGCAAAAACGTAAACTAACTTACATGGCAAATATTTTGGTCGTTTCTGACCCAAGTAATCCATCTAACGAAGGACAAGTTCGCTTGTTCAAATTCGGTAAGAAGATTTTCGACAAAGTTAATGAAGCGATGAATCCCGAATTCGCTGATGAAACACCTATCAACCCATTTGATTTATGGGAAGGTGCTAACTTCAAGTTGAAGATTCGTAATGTTGAAGGCTATCGTAATTATGACAAATCAGAATTTGCTAGCAAGTCTGCCTTGTCTGAAGATGATGCTGAGTTGGAAACAATTTGGAAGAAAGAATATTCTCTCAAGGAATTCACTGAACCAAAGTTGTTTAAACCATACAACCAATTGAAGACTCGTTTGGATAAAGTATTAGGATTTGAAGGCATTGCACCTTCAACTACTGCTGAATCTATCGACCTCTCACCACCTGCAGCTAAGTTTGCACCACGTTCAACACCAGTTGACATTGGTGGAGATGATGACTTGGAATATTTTAAGTCTCTTGCTGAAGAATAAACTTTCTTTACTGAACGTTTAGACCCCGCCTTGTGCGGGGTTTTTAACTTCCCATTCTAGCAGGATTTAAAATGCTTGCACTCCAAATTTCTGTCCAAGGATCAAAGTTGTGTGCTGATGCTGCAGCATTTTGTGGTTTTGATTGTTGTGGTGCTGCAGCGGTCTGTTGATTCACTACAGTTACATTCGGTGGTGAAGTATCTGGCCTACTTGCATCAGCCAATGCACGTGAAGAAGCATTTAAAATATCACCAGGAATTCTGTTTAAATTTTGCAATCTTTCATTAACTTTTGCATCACTTTGGTCAGCTGGTCTTTCAAATTTCTTCATAAAATAAGCTGTTGCTGCATTTTCATCTGTTAGACTTTTGAATGTGGAGAAATCTTTTTGATTGCTTTTCATTATACTAATCATAGCATCAATATTTTTCTCAGGATTTTTCAAGTCTTCCGCACTGAATTGTGGATGAGCACTTCTATTTACTTGAAATAAACCATAACTGTGTTCTTGTTTTCCAGTTTTTGGATTTGTAGCGTGATTTTCAGCATTTGGATTTAAAGATGATTCGGCCATAGCATTAGCAATAGCTGCTTTTGCTTGGGCATCATTAAAACCCGCATCCTTAAATTTTGTGTAAATTAAAGATGCCATATCTCTGGCAGATACTTGAATTGGAGTTGTGCTTAATTGACGGGACTCTCTACCCCAATTACCATCATTTACACTCATGGTTTTTTGTGCTGAAGCAAGATTTGCATCCCAATTTCTTACTCCAGGCATAGTAGTTACTGCCTTCTCTTTTTCACCATATGCTTTAATTCTTCCTTCAACATCAGCAAGTTCTTCACCCAATCTTTTGTGTTCCAACTGCATCATTGGTCTTGTATCATTTTTAATTTTAGACATTTGGTCCTCAATGTCTTTTTTCTTTTCCTGTAATTTTTGCGGATCATCACTTTGAGTTACTCTACCTAAGATGTAACCAGAACCAGCACCAATTAGAGCACCAAGTGCGGCACCTTTAATTCCAAACATTGAACCAACAGCACCACCAATAGCAGCACCTAATGTCGCCAACAATTCTGGTTTATATCTGTTAATGAACTCACCAAAATAAAAACCAAATATTTTACCTAGTTGTCCAAAGTTATCAATCAAAGTATCAAATGCTGCTTTACTGTATGCGAGTGTAATTTTAGTTGCATTTGATATTGATTCACCAATTTGGTTGACTTGTGGTCCAATAGTTTTATTCACCCAATCATAAATGTCGGTGAAAGACCTTGTGTTGAAAAAGTTGTCAAAATTCTCAGCGAGTTGCCTAATAATTGGAGTTTCAGATTGTGTGTCGATGCCTAAAGCTGCCGCAATTTGTTTTTTGATTTGGCCAAAATCTATGTTTGTGGCCATTTGACCGATAGCGTAAGCGGATGCGGCCAGACCAACAATACCTAAAATTGGTGACAGACTTGCGATAGTTCCAATCGTTCTTAGAATGCCGGCACCCAATGAACCTCCTGTACCCATCAAACCACCAATCATACTTCCAATAAAAGAAGATGATCCAGTTGAACTTGATGGTGTTGTATTTCCTGGTTGAGAAGTTTGATTTGTCTTCTTGGATAACGAATCTACAGCTGTATTTCTGGTTCGAACATCATACCACAGAGCATCTTGTGACCTGGAACTACGACCAGTCATCTTCTTTGTCAACGTAACTATATTTTGGCGAGTGATATTCGTATCTCTTGCCATCATGTTCATATTAAAAGTATTTTTACTAATGACACGCAATAAAGATTCTTGCCTTTCACTGGAAGACAATAGGTCCGTTATACCTTGAGAATCTGCTGTTGCACTTGCACTTGTGGGAGAAGATGAAAGAATACTTGATGTTTTACCAATCGGTGAATATCCTTTACCGAATATTTTTTGTCCGGTAATAGATAACATGCCTTTGCCACCAAAGAATGTATTCCTCACATCCATTCTCTCTCTGGATTGTTTGAGTGCAGCAGAGCCTAAAGAGCTTAGTATACCTTTACTCTTTAGTTCCTGTTTGTATAATTGTGAAAACTTTGTTGCCATTTATTTTCTACTTTTTCTTGCTAGTTGTTGTTGTTTTAGCTTCTCGTTTTCTTCCTCAATAAACTGAAGCAGCATAGTAACATAAACATTTCTTTCCCATGGCATCATATCATTTAATTCGTTTAATGAGTATTTGTGATGTTGCATAAGGGCAAAATTGGTTTGGAAATGGTTAGCTAAATTATCATAACGAAACATCATGCGAAAAAACTTTGGATTCCTTGAATCTCAATGTTTTCTTCATAACCACACTTATTACATTTAAAATCAAGTTTCTTTGTCAATTTGGGAATATCCTCAAAGAATTTTTGAATCATACCAAATTGTTCTTTTGTTAGACTATCAATGAACTCCAATAGTTCTTCTTTTGTGGCATCTTTTGCATAATACATATTTTCTTCATCGTAGATATAATCAATTGATGAAATGATTGTTTCCGATACAAAATCTGCAGGACTGATATTCTTTTCACTTGCAACCGCTTCAATTGCTTTGAATGTTGGGTATTTTAATACTACGCCTAATTTTGGAGTTAATTGGATTTTACTATCAATCATTTCAATTTTTGGTTTAACTTCCAACGCATTGAAATTCAAGTTAATTAAATTGCCACACTTGTGAGTTTTGTCTTCTTCGGAACCTGGAATGTCATTGTTACATTTGTATTGCAAATCAATAATCTCACCAACAGAACGAGCTCTCAGGTTTAAAAACAAATACTCAAAGTCTAAGATAGGTAAATCTTCAATGTCAATATCTGACAATAAACAGTTTCTCATAATTTGTTTGATGCCCAATACGACCGAATTTTCATCTTCGGATTCCATGGCCATCAACAATATCTTTTCTTCTTTGACCAAAAATGGTCTGAACTGTACTTTCTTTTTAAGAAGCGGTAGTTCTAGTTCATATAACGGTGTATCAATCTTAGGTAACATTCTATCTCCATTTTAAATTAAATTCTATTTCCAAAAATCGTGGACGCTGCCCATGAACCAAATATGGATGCAGCTGCCTCTTTCAAATCATAAGTGCCTTCGTAAATTGTTCTATACTTTTGATAAGCAAATTGAACACTTAGTCTGTGGAAATTATCATCAGACCAAGATAGTGGTTGTGCGGCAATTGATACTGGAAAAGCATCAATCAATTCGACCGCATAAATTTGTTTAATGAAATCATCGTATTGGATAATTTTAATGTTTGTTAGATATCTAGACTCTTGGTCTTTTGCAAATCTTAAATTGTTTGTGTCGGTTGGCATAATAGCTTCTATCCAACGGTCAAATAACTTTCTCTCATAGAAATCATTCGTACACATAAATGTCAATGTTGTTTCTGTGTATTGTGTTTGATAGGGAACTTTATATACTGGACCATAAACCTTGACTTCTGTTGTACCCAATGTTTTTGATGGTAATTCAGCGGCTTCACATTGCATTGATAGATAACGTGTGATTGCTGGATTGGATGACTTTGAATAACCTGTTGGTGATTGTCCACCAAACGATGAAGACAATATCTCACTCACATCAGTTGCAATTGTATTTGGTAAATTGATAATTTTTTCCAGCAAACCAACTTCAATAAATTTGCCAATATACTCTGGTATTGGTAGAATTACTTGAAAACGATTTGGTCTAGCAAGACCATCCTTTGCCTTAATATTAGACAAGAATAAATTTGGAGCGAATGACATTAGAATTTCTTTCTTGAGTCGGAATATACTTTGTTTGTAGAAGCTCCAACAAAACTTTCCATTGGCAATAATGC